GTTAACGCTTACAAAACTGTCGTGAGACACTATAAGTAAGTAGGAAATTTTCTCCCATAGCTTCAAAAGGATCAGCTATAAGCGTTGATTGGGGTGGACTACACATAGGTAAGTGTGATGAATTAACATCGATCTTATCACCCCTGGGTAACTCGAAAAGAGAAGCACTGTCAACTGCAAAAAGCTGGTTCGTAATTAAAACCCTAAGGGAGAAATTATGTTTAATCGGTAAAGCAATGTATTCAAAAGAACAGATTAAAGAAGCTGTAGAGTCTAAGGGCCATAAGTTTTTTGAAGAATCAGATTGGAATGTTAATATAATAGGTATTAGAAACTCTGAGACCGCTAATAAGGTAACAAATAAATTTGATGACTTGATGACTGTATCTTACAAAGTAAATGGACAATGGGAATACCATGAATTTGCTTGTACTACGGATCCAGGAACTCATTGGGTAAAGAACGTACTTAATGACAAAGGAGTTGCTATATTAAAACCTGGTCAATACAGAGGTTCTCATAAAATCAGGAAACATCAGAATAGGTACGAAGCACTTGGGCAACAAAAGCCAGTAACGGTGTATCGTGACAATAACAAAGACGGTAATTACGATTTAGTAGAAACTGACACTGGGTTATTTGGTATTAACATACATAGAGCAACTAAATACGCGGGTAGAAAATCTACACAGATAAACAAGTGGTCAGCAGGGTGTCAAGTCATAGCGGCTAACGATGACTGGACTAAGTTTATGAAGATTATGAGAAAATCGTGTATGATATGGAGAAATAGTTTTACCTATACTCTGATTGAATCAAAAGATATAAAATAAAACGCTAGTAATAGAAGAATAGGTTTATAAGGAATTATTTTATATATTTGTACCAAACTAATATATAAAGTAATGAGCGATTTAAAATTTAAGCCTAACGGCGCATGGGTAGTATTACCTAACCCAGTAGTCACCAAAACAAAAGCAGGTATCTACATAGATGAGGAACTAGCTAAGCAGAGTGCTACAAACATACTTGCGGTATTAGCTAAAGGGCCGCACTGTCAATTTATAGAGGTTGGGGATACAGTCATGATAGATCCCAGGACAGAAGCAGTGCGCGCAGAGATTGACGGGGAAGACTTCCTTGTCGTAGGTGAGCACCAAATTTTAGGGAAATGGTAAAAGGCAGTGCTACAATAGCATTGGAGGATTACCATAAACTACTCAAATCCACAGACGAAGCTAAAGAAAAGGAACTACGACTCAAGCAGATTGCTAAAGAGTTGCAGGTTTTCCTTACGTTTATATGTGGGCGGGAAGGGATGACTGAGTACGTAGAGGAGTTTAATAGACAATCAACAACCTGCAGCATCTCAATAGAGAACGGCAGGGCTAAAATAAAATTTAATAATGAGTGAGACGAGCTACAAGGGAAGCTATGAGTCAGATAAAATAGCTAAGGATATGATAGACAAGATATTGCGTAAATGCGCTACAATCTATTCCAACCTGGGGACTAATACCCCCTTTGATGTTGGGACTAAAGAAGAAGCGAAGCGCCTTGAGAAAGAGTATCTACTTGAGATAAATGCTATAGACCCAGGTATGTATAACCTACTTACTCGAACATCAGATACCAATGAAGAAAAAACTAACGATTAAAATAGATACAACCTACAAGTATCTACAATTGTGGAACGGATTATTTCATTTAACTAATAAAGAAATGGAAATATTAGCCGCGTTTATGGATTTAAAGGCTAAAGGCCCTAACTTGTGCAGCGTACCTAATAAGAAACGGGTAGCTAAGATTGTAGGGATAGCAGATTACAATACACTTAACAACTACGTTAAGAGATTTAAAGATAAGGGTGCAATTAAAAAGAGTGGGGTATCATATACAATGAATGCCTTTTTAAATCCTAAAGTTACCCATGTGGAACTACATATCAACCGAAGTAATTCCGGGAACCAAGTATGAAATCCTTAGAATCGAATATGATGTGCCACCGTATGAGATAGAAGTATTTCAAACATTCGAAGGTGACATGATAGTGGTTAAAATATATAAATATGAATAATGACGATCTGTATGAGAAGCCCCCAGGCATACTTACCATGATTAAAACCTTTGGTAAAGAGGCCGCTAAGTATTTAGCTCAGGGAGCACCTAATGTATCCCCTAAAGAGTATTCGGACAGGTTGTTAACCTGTAATGGGTGCCCTGACTTAAAGAAACGCAAGATGACGTGTGGTAAGTGTGGATGTAAAGTGGAGCATAAGGCAAAGTGGAAAACCTCGGACTGTCCAGTAAAGAAATGGGATGCTCAAGGATAAGAAAGCCATCATAAGTGCCTTAGCCACTAAGTATGATCTCCCACTACACAAAATAGAGGAGATAGCTAACTACCAATTCAAATTTGTATCTAAAAAAATGAAGGAGGGGAAGTTTGCTGGAATACGATTACCATATTTCGGTAAGTTCCATGTAAACCCAAAGAGGTTGGAGCATATGAATAACAGAAAAAAGAAAGATGAGACTAAAGGATGATTTAATATTTATAAAGGATAATAAAGCTATTCCAAGCGCGTATGCTATGACTGTTCGGGAATTTAAGGGCCTGAAAGGTACAGAGCTATCATTTGTTTACTTTATGTGTGATCACCGATCTCCATTTTCAATATATGATTGGGAGCAGCGATTAGTTGAGGTAAAAGATAGTATCTTTGGCGAAGGAAGTAAATTTACTCCCTCCCCTAAAGTATTAGCTGCCTGTGATCGATATGACAAGCTAGTAGAGACTTCCGCGGTGCGGCTATTGAAAGCAGCTAAAGAGTCTGTAACTAAATTGGAAAAATACTTCAGGACCATAGATCTTACTACATTAGACGACCGTGGTAAACCTATATATACAGCCAAAGACCTTATAGGTAATCTAGAAAAGATGGGGAAGGTTGTAGACGGGCTAACACGATTGGAAGAGATAGTAAAGAAAGAAGAGCAGGCCGCCAATTCTAATAGAGGTGGCATTGAAGTTAACAAATACAGTATATAAATTAAAATTAAATAATTATGATTAAATGGATAAAGGGTGCCCCCCATAAGAAACAGGCAGATAAGGTAGAGATTATTTTTCGAGTTAGTAAATTAACTATTTTTGAATTTTATTGTGATCTTTCCTTAAAAAAGTTTAAATTAGTGGTTTTAAACTTGGGTGTAAAAAATTAATACTATGGATTTTCTAGATGATTTAGAACTATACAGTGCGTCTATGCACAATGCATATGATCTAATCACTAGAAGAAAGACTCTAGATGATATTTATTATGATCTAGAGGATAAAACTATAGATGCGTATCCTCTGCCTTTCGATCCTTTTGAGGAAGATGGGCGGACAGAAGATGTTCTAGATATTGTAATAGAGTATTTCACGGACATAGAGGAATACGAGAAGTGCTTAGAACTGTTAGATATTAAAAAGGAATGTCGAGATTCAAAAACATAGATAGGGTACGCCCTTCAGCAGTTAAGTTTTTAAAATCTGGGCATTATACTGACGCTCTTCCAGGTACAAGGGATTATTATGAGTATTGGGACGGCGAGAAGAAAAGATGTCTCTATGGGTATACCGTTGATTCGGGTACCCCAGAGGCATTGTCTGTTACAGGCTTTCATTACTTTTATTTAAACTACTGTCCCATAGATAGGGCTATAGATGAGATCATGCCGGACGGCACTACTCAGTCCCGACGTGAGAGGACCTTCCCTAGTTTTTATGATGGGGATTGGGAATACTATCATGAGATAGAGAAGGCCAGGGCTCAAGACAAGCATATGATCGTACTTAAAGCTAGACGTAAAGGGTATTCTTACAAGGCAGGTAGTATGTTAGCTAGAAACTACTTCTTTGTTAGGAATTCTAAGAATTTTGTTTTTGCTGCGCAAAAAGAATACCTTATAGGTGACGGTCTCTTATCTAAAGCTTGGGAGTTTTTATCTTTCATTGACGATCATACCGCGTGGGCGCAACCCCGCCTTAAGGATAGGGAGATGCATAAGATGTCCGGCTACAAGAAGAAAGTCAATGGTATTGAGATAGAGATGGGGATGAAGTCCCAGATCATGGGGGTATCACTTAAGGATGCCCCAGACAAAGTGAGGGGTAAGGCTGGAGAGCTCATATTTTTTGAGGAAGCCGGTGCTTTTCCTGGATTATTAAAAGCATGGGAAGTAACTATGCCTACTATGAGACAAGGGGCAAAGACTTTAGGATTGATGATAGCTTTTGGTACTGGTGGTACTAAAGACGGGGACTTTGAAGCTATGGAAGAGATTTTTTATAACCCAGACGCCTATGATTGTATGTCCTATGAGAATATCTGGGATGAGGGAGCTATAGGAACTAGGTGTGGATTTTTCATACCTATACACAAGAACTTAGATGGTTTTATTGATGATGATGGAAATTCTCAAGAGCAGAAGGCAAGAGAATATGAGAACTCTATGCGGGAGAAGAAGAAAGGCGCAGCAGACGCAAAGTCTCTTGATCAGTATATTGCGGAACACCCTTTTTCACCGCAAGAGGCCACCCTACAAGTAACCGCCAATCTGTTCGACATAGCGTCGTTACAAGAGCAGTATAATAACATTAAGGCTCACAATCTGCAATCGGTAGGTACTATAGGTAGTCTTTATTACACGGCAGACGGGAAGATAAAGTTCCGACTAGATGGTGATCTTAGAGCAGTAACTAAATACCCACATAGAAAGGATGATAATACTACAGGTGCAATAGTTATCTACGAGTCTCCTTATAGAAACCAAAAAGAGCAGGTACCTATTAATATGTATGTGATTTGCCATGACCCTTACGGTCAAAACAAATCTGCCGATAGTGCGTCCCTTGGTGCGGCGTATGTACTTAAGCGCCCAAACAATCTTTCACAGCCAGACGATCTTATTGTAGCCAGCTATGTAGGGCGGCCAGATACTCAAGATGATTATAATAAAAACCTGTTCTTATTAGCAGATTACTATGGATGTAAGATTGGATTTGAGAATGATCGTGGAGAAGTGATACCTTATGCTAAGAGGCACAGGAAATTACATAAACTACAGGAGGAGTTTGAAATGTTAGATAAGAGGGACCTTAGATCTAAGACCGTGAAGAGACAGTATGGGATGCATATGACAGAGCCCCGTAAAAGACAGGGAGAAATATATATAAGAGACTGGTTAAATACTCCTAGATATACTGATGAAAATGGAAAAATTACATTAAACATCCATAAAATATATGATCCTGCTCTCCTTACAGAGTTAATAAAGTTTAACCACAAAGGTAACTTTGACCGTGTGATGGCTCTTATGATAGGTATGTATCACACAAGGGAGCTATATAATGCTGAAATAAAAGATATTCTAGAAGATAGAGCCGCAGATAAATGGTTTGATTCAAACTATTATTAGTGATATACTAGTAAAGAAACTTAGAAAATAATCTTATTATCGCAGGTAAGGATAATTTTTGTATATTTGTAGATCATGGGCTACGACAACATTCCTCGACAGAAACTGTCGATCAAAAAGAAAGATAAAGAATGGAGAGAAGGATGCGTAGAAGCATTCATCAATCTTTCTGACCAGGGCACTGGTTATACTTCACATAAGGACGATCTCAAAAGATTGTACGATTATTACAACGGTACCATAGACGAGGGGGACTATACACATGTCCTTAAACCTTACGGTAAGTCTAGAAAGAACTTCCCATCTCAGATGCGGAACTATCCTATCATTAAGCCGATTATCGATCTTTTATTGGGGGAGAAGTCTAAGCGTCCGATGAACTTTAGTGTTGTAGTTAAAAATGCAGACTCTATAAGTCTAAAGGAAGAAGCTAAGAAAGAAGCTATCCTTCAGGGCCTTAAGCAGAGGTTTGCTAATGAGATGAACGCCAAAGGAGCAAATACTGGGATGGAAACTCAAGAAGTAGAGCTTCCTAAACATATTGCCGACCAGTTCGAAGCTACATACGTAGATAATAGAGCTATCAAAGGCCAGCAGGCTATGAACTATATCTTAACAGAGCAAGAAGTTGGGGATAAGTTAGATAAAGCATGGTTCCATTTCCTTATATCTGGAGAGTGTTACACTCACAGAGGTGTAAGACAGTCTGAGCCATTTTATGATGTTTTAAATCCAATCGATGTTGATTATGATAAAGATCCTGATGTGGAGTTTGTGGAAGATGGTGATTGGGCTATGGTGCGTAAATATGTGCATGCCTCTACTGTTGTTGATCATTACTACGATAGTCTCACGGAAGAACAAGTACTAGAACTAGAAGAGCCCAGAAATTCTGAGGCAGATTCATATCTTCTATATTCAAGTGGAGCAGGTAAGAGCCCAAACTCTTATAGAAACCGATTGATAGAAGTTATCAACGTTTACTGGAAGTCAAGAAAAAGGATAGGTTTCTTATCATATTTGGACCCCAATACAGGAGTCCCCGAAGAGCAGATGGTAGACGATGGGTTCAAAATGCCTATGGAACTTAAGGAGATGGGAGGTGTTATAGACTGGAAGTGGGTAAATGAAGTTTGGGAGGGCACAAGAATAGATGGAAGGATGATAATTAATATTAATCCTATATCTAACCAAAGGCTATCAATAGATAACCTATCATCATGTAAGCTTCCTATCAATGGTAGAAAGTATTCAGATGTTAACGCGGTTAATATCTCATTAGTATCTCTTGGAATACCTTTCCAGTTAACTTATAATATCTACAAGTACAGATTAGAGTTAGCAGTTGCTAGAAGTAAAGACATTATTGCTCAGTTTGATATTAATATGATCCCAAAGAAATGGGACATGGACAAGTTCATGTACTATGTAGAAGGGTCAGGTATTGCTTGGGTAGATTACAATAAGGAAGGTATCCAACTTAATCCTCAACACCAGTCAGTGTTAGACATGTCAATACAGACTATTGATCAGTATATAATGTTGCTAGAGTCTATCATGCTAGAGTGGGAGAAGTTATCCGGTGTAAACCGCCAACGTCAGGGACAAATTGGATCATATGAGGGCAAGGCTACATCACAACAAGCAATCGTACAGTCGTCTCATATTACAGAAGATTTATTTAAAAAGTTTAATAGAATGGAGGCGAGGGACATGCAAGCCCTCCTTGATTATTCTAAAGAAGCTTGGCATACAGGTAAGAAAGCCGCATTCATGATGCCAGACGGTACTCAAGAGTTTTTAGATTTAGAAAGTGTAGCCCACATGGAATCTAACTATGGTATATTCATGACCGACTCAGGGAAGGAGCAGGAGAAGTTTGACATGGTCAAAAACTTAGCTCAATCTATGATCCAAAACGGAGTGCCAGCTTCTACAATCGTAGAGATGCTAGATTCAGAGAGTTTTGCTACTATTAAAGCAAAGGTTGGTCTAGCGGAAAAGCAAATGGAAGAGCTACAAGCTCAACAGCAAGAAGCTCAGAACGAAATAGAGAAAGCTAAACTGCAAGGAGAGAAGGAAGGCAGAGATAACGACAACATGAATAAAGAAAAGGATCGCGAGACCCAGATCGAAGTTGCTAAGATCCACGCCGAAGATAACAACGCTCGAGTAGAGATGGATGGCACTAAGCATGCTAAAGATGTAGAGGTAAAAGCTAAAGACTCGGATACTAAACAATCTCAAGCCGAAGAACAAGCTAGATCTAATAAGGCTAACGAAAGTATTAAACGTACTGAAGCTGGAATTAAAAATAAAGAAGCTAGTACAAAAGCTAAAGTGGCTAAATCTGCTAATAAGAATAAATAATGCTAAGCTCTGAGGAGAAACTAGATATTATTAAGGGGGCACTAGCTTCTGGCCATAAGGGTTCTATTGGAGACCTTATCAATCAACAGGAGGCACAGGCATCTGGTGTAGACCAAATTGCCGATACTCCAGAAAAAGCCACTAACGGACTGCGGGGGCAACCTGAGGGATCAAGTATGTCCTTCCCAAACTCTTCTGGAGATTTTAATACAATGGGTATGACTCATCCAATCGACATGAAGAAGGTCGATAAGAAAGGTAATGTTGTAGCATCCTATGAGTCGGTTCCTCCTGGTATTGAGAATATACCTATGGGTGATGATGTGGGGACTGTTATAGAAACTCCCGGCACATATAAAAAAGGAGGATTTAAGACTGGAGGTAATCGCATGCAATTGGCAGGTTTTGATCAAAAGAAAAACAAAGAAGAGGAAAATAAGGAGACAGGTATTTCAGATGAGTTTTTGGAAAAAATTAGAACTAAGCAAAAAGTAGCGGCAGAGTATCGTGCTTTAAATGGGGAAACTCCTTTACCTACATTTGAAGAGGGGCAAGAGAATTACTATAATGGTGTAGTTTCTAATATGGGGGATAATAGTAATTCTAGGGGTGATGCTATAAAATCTTTTAGTTTTGCAGACTATTTATCTCCTGTAGGAGATGCAAAGTATGTAGCAGGGGCAACAAAAGATATGATAAATAATCCTTCATGGGGAAATGCAAAAAATATAGCTTTAGGAGCTGCATTTGCTGCTCTTCCTGGAACAGCAAAGTCGGTTGATGAAGTGAAAAGTTTATATAGAGTAGTTGACGCTCCTGATATTGAAACTGCTAGAAGATATGCAACTCATGTACCTGCTGAAGGAACAGTAGGAAGACGCACAGGTATTCAAGGGGATGTTCAATCTAATACTGGCTTTGATCATATAAACGCAACTACAGATCAAAGTTGGATACTAGGTAAAAACAGTTTAGTTGATAGATATGGGGGTAAAAATCCTTACGTTGTTAAATTAAAACCTAATTCGGATCAACTTAAAAGAGTAAATGTATCAGAATTTACTGATGATGCTTTAGCAAAAATAAAACCTGGGACAGGAACTAATATGCAAGTAACAGGAGCAGGTGGTCAAAATATAACAACTCTATTAGGTCCAAAAGGCTCTCAAGTTGCAGAAGTAGATAAAATTTTATCTGCTCAAGACTTTGTAAACCTTCATAATCAGGATCCTAAATTCAAATGGAAAGAGGGGGGCTTCAAGACAGGGGGAAATCGTATGCAATATGCAGGTCCCAGAACAGNCGGACCTAGAGTAGAACCTCTTAACGACGCGGAGATGTCACTTAAGATTTATAACGAGGCCAACTCAGGTAATACTGCGGCCCAAAGAATGATTAAGGACGAAGGACAGAGGATGCAGATACCCGAAGTAGATGGTGTGTCTACACACTATATGTCTGCGTGGGATAATCATGCAGTTCCAACTGTGCAAGAAAAGTATCCTGGTGGCCCATTAACGTACGATCCAAATCCTGCCCCCAGTAAGAAGGACTTTAGATTTGATACTGACGAGCAGGCTGACTTTTTCGCTAAACACTATAAAACAGCATCTGCTTCCAAAGCTTTTCACAGAAAGGGAGGAGTTAGATCTCATGATACCTATCTAAGTAAACGTTTTGCTACAGGTGGAGATTCTGGGGAAGAGAAAGATAATAAAGAAGAGGACAAGTCTAATTGGTTTGAGTCGGCCTTAGACTATGCAGGTGGCGCAGCTCGAGACGTTCTTAATAATGTAGTTCCGTCAAATGCAAGGCAACTTATTTCCGATGTAACTGGCATAGGCTCTCAAGATATTGATGAGACTACTATTAATGATAGAGAAGCACAGGCCCTTCGAGATGCTATAGGGGAAGCTGGGGGTGGAAGGAGAGGAGTTCTAGGATATGATGATTACCAAACCAGTGAGCATAAGAATGACGATGTAGGTGGAACTTTTAGCGGCTCATTCGCTCCTTTGTTTAAGTACTTCAATCCTAATTACTCTATGAAAACTACAATTGGCCAAGCAAATTACAAGCAAAATAGAGATGGCACCTACTCAGTTACAGATCAATATAATTTTAATGATGCCACAGGTGAAGGATTTTCAGGAGTTATAGATGACTTTAATGAAGCGGANGGCTTTGACAAAATTTCCCCCTACAGAATCCTTAGATCGGTTGGAAGAAACTATGGCTCAAGTGAGGGTGAAGGTGGCAAGGTAAATATTAATGTAGGTCAATTGGCCCAGAATAAAACTGGAGGGCCCAAAATTAAACGTAAACAGACTTATATTTCTAAATATGGATATTAAGTGGTATATAATAATAACGACATAAAAACCCGTAAATCTATAAAAAATACGAGTATATTTTTCGTATTTTTGTAGGATTACATAAAAACAATATAGAATGGACCCAAGAGAACAAATACAGCTGGATGACATTACCTTCGACGATGTAATCGGAGGGGATGGTATTGAGCTATCCCCTACAGATGATGTAGGAGAAATAGAAGCCCCTCCGGAGGCGGAACAAGAAGAACGCATAGAGAACGAAGATCGCCCAGAGGATGAAGCCGGGTATGACGACCAAGAGGATGTAGAGGATGAAAGAGCAGACGATAAAGAATTTGAAGAAGATGATGAGGAGGACGATGATTCCATCGTTAACTCCGTTTTAGATAAACTAGGTTATGACGTAGATACTAAGTACGATGATACTACAGAAGGACTAGTAGAATTAACTAAAGATATGGCTTCTCAAATGGCTAATGAGCAGATGGAAGATATTCTAACTAGGTTTCCCTTAGTAAAAGATCATCTACAATATGTACTAGCCGGAGGAGAATCCCAGAATTTCATGACTGCCCATGATCCAAATATGGATTATAATAAACTTAGTATCGCAGAAAACGATATTCAAAGTCAAAAAGCTATCCTTGGTGATTATTTATCCACTAAAGGGCATGATAAAGAATTTATAAATGAGATGTTAGAAGATTTTGAGGATACAGGTAAGCTGTATCAAAAATCTGACGCAGCTCGTAGAGCGTTAGGTAATCATCAACAGGCTCAACGCCAGGAGATGATTCACCAACAAAGAGAACAAGAGACTCAAAAGCACCAAGAGCTTACTGAGTTTTGGAATGGAGTAGCAGATATTATTGAGGAATCGAGAGAATTTGCAGGGTTACGAGTAACGGAAAAAGACAAAGGTGCTTTTTTCCAATACTTATCATCTCCAGTGAACCAAGAGGGGCACACCCAGCGTGATATTGATCACGAGGGAGCTGACATGGACACTAAGTTGGCTATAGATTATTTAATGTATAAAGGTTTCGACCTAGACGGCATTATTGACACTAAAGCAAGATCAAAAAGTGTTCGCAATCTTAAAGATAGAATCGTAGCAAACGAGTCTAGCGTTAAGAGTGCACGTAGAGCTTCCAAACGTACGAGAAATGTAGATCTTGAGGATCTAGATCTTTCGCTTTAATAATGGCAATCAACTAATAAATAGTATTGTATAAATAAATAATAATTAAGAAATGAACGGAACGAACATTACTGTGCAGAAGAATTTTTATAATGACGCACAAATGACAGACATGAATAGTCTGTCCAATGCTCTGTTGTCGAAGCCAACTGAGCTTTCACCGATCATCACTCACTTAGCTGGAAAAGACGACAAACGTTTCCCACTATCTTTCTTAACTGAAGGTGTTGGTAACACAAAGTCTATTGACCGCTTAGAGTATGAATATCGTGTAAAAACTCACTCGTTGAAAACTCGACCAGTAGCAGCTACCAATGGTGGTAGCACTTTAGGACTGGGAGGTAGTACTTTTTACCTCACTTTCCCTGATAAATGGTTTGTAGCCTCTTACGTTGTTGTAAACAGCGTAGGTGAGCAAGCAAGAATTATGGCAGAACCAGTACAAGATGGTTCTAACTGGAAGTACACACTTCAGTTAGTTAATCCATCTGCAACTGCGGCACTAACGACTGGTCAAACAGCTGGAGACCTTTGGGCTCAGATGTATGCACCTGTAGGAGTAGACTTCTCTAGAGGCAATGCTTCTAACTGGGAGACTCCAGGTAAAGTGCGTAACAAGATTGGTACTGTACGTAAGTCTTACCATATGTCTGGTAACGCTAAAGATTTCGTAGCTGAGTTTACATTACCAACGAAAGGAGGTAAGACTACTAAGCTATGGATGGACTACGAGGAGTACACACACATGCTCAACTTCAAGGAAGAGTGTGAGATGTACTACTGGTACGGCCAAAAGACTTATGATGCAAAAGGTCAAACTCAAATGAAGGATGAGAACGGACAGCCAGTGGTTGTTGGTCCTGGACTTCTAGAGCAGATCATCAATCGTGATACTTACTCAGTAATGACTGAGAATAAGTTAAAGAACATAATTGGTGACTTATTCTATGGTATGACTGATGCAGCTAAGAAGCAAGTAACTCTATACACCGGAACTGGTGGAGCTCGTGAATTTGACGAGGCTCTAAAGAATCACTTCGGTGGTACAGCTAATTCTTGGAAAGTTGGGGGAGAGAATCGATTCATAACTGGATCTGGTCGCTCACTCGGTTTAACGGGTTACTTCACATCGTATGAGCACATCGACGGACACGTAGTTAACGTGGTAAAATTACCATTGTTTGATCACGGTCCTGTTGCACAAGCTCGTGCGAAGCACCCTGTCACAGGATACTCACTCGAATCTTACCGTATGGTATTTGTTGATCAGTCTAATTACGACGGTCAGAATAACTTACAAATGATCTCTAAGAAAGGTCGTGAGATGATGAGATGGTGTGTTGCTGGTTCAGTTGTTCCAAAAGGATTCGATTCGACTTCTTCTAGAGCGTCTGATGTTGACGGTGCGTCTGTACATATGTTGAAAACTGCTGGTATCGTTCTACGACGATTTGATACTTCGCTTGACATCACTTGTACAGCATCCTAAAAAGGCATTAATTTGCGTCTATATATATTGGTTTTTAATTGGGGCTGCGGGAGGTCATTCTCCCGCAGTTTTGATTAAATAAAGCGTTATTCTTCGTAACCAATTCAAAATAAAATTCTAAAAGAACTGAAAAATGAGTAAAAAAGTTTATCTAAGGTGTAAGGAGGTCATGAACCACCTGCCTAAAGAAGTAAAAGCTGAAGCTGTATTGAAGCTCAGTAGCGTATTTGTTAACCGTCAGCCACTAAAAGGATTTAGTGCAGAAGATGAAAAGAAGTACCTGGATGGTATTTTAGATGTTAGCCCAACCCATCAGGATTGGCCTAAGCATACTAAAAATTTCTGGGCAGAACTTACAGTCCCTGTTAGCTTTGTCGGTGTTGAATTAGAAATTGGCCTTGATGGCAATAAAGATCCCCTAGTAATAATGGATTATATCAAGTACAACTTTGCACTTAAGCACCCGCATGTAGCGCTAACAAAGGAAGACATGGAATCTAATTTCACTAAGAGATTTTATATCCAAGATACCCAACGAGATGATGTTGTGCAGAACAATAAGATTCAGTTGAGTAAAGATGCAGACAGAGAGTTTATTAAAGTCTCGTCTAATACAAACAGTATGAAGCGTATTCTTCGACTTATGTCAGATGTTAATCCAGAGAGATTAAACTCTGAGCAAATCGAGAATAACTTATATGCTTTAAAGACTAAGGATCCGAAGAAGTTCCTACGAATTGCAACCGATAAGAACCTCGAGTTGAAAGCGGAAATAGGAGAAATGGTATCTGCAGGTGTATTACGTAAGATCGGTAATCAGGTTATCTTCATTGATGAAGTGGTCGGAGATACTACGGATAATGCAGTTGTATACCTAAAAGATAAAAAGAATTCTGGAAAGCTCACAGTGATGCGAGCGAAACTAAAAGAACTAGCGTTATAGAATGAATGTAACCGAAATGCATATTGCAGTCAGCCAAGGAGTGGATAAAATCAATTCACTCCAGGCTGATATGCTATTACCTGAAGAAATCGATATAGAGCTAAATAAGTCCCAGATGAGATTTATTAATACCAAGTACGGTAAAAATAACATCTATCAAAAAGGATTTGAAGAAAGCCAAAAACGTATTGATGATTTAAGGACATTGGTAGTAGAAGCAGATTTGCCGGCTGTTTATAAGGAGCAGGCTACGTCTACTATTTGGATAGATACGGTTGTACTTCCCAATGATTATATGTATTTGGTAAATCAGAGGTCTAGAGTAGTAATAAATAATTGCGAAGCGTTATGGGATAAGAATGGGATACTCTCTTCTGAGACAGAAGTTGGATTCTTTACTATAAATCCAACTACGTTTGTTTTAGGGGATAATACTACAATAGTACAGTCTATTTTCATGTACGCAGATATAACAGATTCATCTGTTGGTCAGGCGATTGTGTGGGAAAATACAGAGGGGTATCAATACCCCCAAGATATATCTTCGGTTATAACTAGTATTTTAGCTGCAGATACACCTGGCTTTAGTACATATTGGGAAAGTTATGGGATGCTTAATTTCCCAGGTGAGATTATCATCGTAGTAGATACTAGTGTACATTCATGGTTTAACTCTATAAACGGAGCTACACCTTTAACACCACTAGTAGGAGTGGATTCTATGAATAATATTATTACGAGTTCATTGCCGGATACTTCTTTTGCTGTGTTTAATGCTACACGAGTGCCTTCTGCGTACTCTGAGACTGTTATTTCACCAAATAAATTTATACAACAGGACGATATATTTACTTTATTAGAGGATCCCTTTAATACTACAAAATATAATTTGCCAATAACTACAATTCGCCAGAACTCAATAGATATTTACACAAGTGATATATTTATAATAGACTCGGTGAAATTAACCTATTTAAAAGAACCTGCTCAGATTTCATTATCTTTGCAAGTAAGCTGTGAACTACCCGACCATTCTCATTCGGAGATCGTGGACATGGCTGTGAGTAGCATTCTAGAGAGCATTGCTGATACTAGATATGCAACTCATCAAAAAGAGGTAATAAAAAATGAGTAGAGATACTCGAAAACATAAGAAAAAATGAGACAATTAATTGTCGGAACAGATGTTCTTGCCGCCGCTGATGGTGGAATTATGATTCAAAAAAAGAACCTCACTACTGGGGTGATTACAGAGCTTGGAGATGCAGATACTATAGCTACTGCTCCTGAAATTCGTTTTGTACGAAACGGTGCAGGAGATGTTGTTAGTTCAGCTTCTCCTTGGATTAAAGGTACAGATATTGTAGGATACGCAGAAAATGCTGGTGCTGCACAGTCTGCTCAAAGTTTAGCGATTACATGTACAAACGGCACCTCGGGTGACCCTCTTGTAACAGTTAAGTTAATTGAAACAGCTGCTGGATATGAGCCGTTTGAACGAGCGAACTTTGAAGTTGATCCTGCAGCCTTTGCAGCTAACTTAGATGCTGCTATTCAAGCAAATCGCCCAGCCTTTTTAACTGGAGAGTCAGTATCTGGATCCGTAGTTACCTTAGTTGGTACAACTTACGCAGGCGGAGATGCGGGTTTAACTAACATTCAAATTGCATTTGATGCAAATGGTGGAACTGCTACAGCTGTACTATCTAATACCCCGGCTTCTAAAGGCTCAGGTGTTGGATACTTTCTTGTAGATCAAGAAAACGAGCAGCTAGGACGTGAGAAATCTGATTACTACAGAGCAACTCACCTACCACAGTCTAACGATCTTTTTGCTGTTGCTGGTACATCTTACGATATGTATTCGTTTAATGTGCAGAATAGCGCTTTAGGTCAAATTCGCGGTGTAGATAATATGCGTAATATCCAAATTGCAGTTCCTGCTACCACATCTACGTGGCTATCTGGAGATGTTACAAATGGATTTACAAAGAAGCTTATTGCTTACTTAGCTAGTGTGCCCGGTGCATTTGTACCAACTGCTATATAGTAGTACTTAATACCTTAGGTTAACGGGGGGTGATAAGCCCCCCATTATCCTTTCTTAAAAATATTTAAATATGAGCTTAACTGCTGTACTTACTCCTGATTGTAAATATATAGCTATTGGAGCTACTGAAACTATTGGGTCCAACTTTGGTGCTGAGATAGTTATTACCGATGATTTCGGAGCTGTTGTTACAATAACAACTTCATTCACGTTTTCAGGGGCAGCAGCTTCTCATACTTTATCTATCCCATTAGTTGCAAGTAGTTATGGTGTGTTTAAGGTAGAACTTAAACAAAATAGCATCCTAATAGCTACGACAGCTGTAGTATCACATTGTGATGTAGACTGCTGCTTAGCAACCCTTACAAATAGTCTGCTAGATTGTTCGTGTGAATGCACTACGTGCGCACCGTCTCTAGCTAAGGCTCAAAAGGTCTTCTTACTGATTAAATCAGCTGAAGACGCTGCTCTTTCCTACGATGGATCAAGTAGCACTTATTTAACCGACGCGTATAACAAATATAAAAAAGCAGTTGCACTCTGTAATTTGAGTTGTGGTTGTGGCTGCTAATCTATGTCAGCACACTACACCATAGGATGCACTGACCCTGGAGCAAGTAACTTTAATAGTTCTGCAACTATTGATGATGGCTCATGTGTATATGCTTACGGGGATGAGTGGATAATCAACGATCCTGCTGATAACAGCACATTTGATAATGACCAAGGTGATTGGGGTGTCTATGGTACAGGTACTATAACATGGGGCAGTTCTTATGGTGAAACTGGAGGTGGAATTACATATACCCCACCCAATGGCGAGGCAGCTATTCAAGGTGTTAGACTGTCCTCCACTAACTTGACGCCACTAGTAGCTGGAAGGAGCTATTTAGTAAGTGCGAGTATTAAAGGGGCTACGGGTGAAGGTAGTGGTTTTAGATTCAAACTTGGCGGGGCGATTAGTGTAGATTTCAATGTAACAACTAGTTTTGTTACCTATTCAAAGATTATTACGGTAACCGCAAACACTCAGTTAGAAATTACTAACGTAAACACTGGTACTAATGCTTGGTTTCTTGATAATGTTTCTATTAAAGAAGTCGGTTCATCTTGTATACCTGACTCTATACCTACTACTATTACTAAAGTTAGTAACTGTATGAGAGATGGAGGAACTAGATTTCTATTAAAATTACAGACGGGTATTACCGATACGTGCTCTGATATAAATCTCTGGAAAATGATTTTGGTACAATACTTACTCTCTAAGAAAGGGTTAGCATGTATCTATAACTGTCAGGACTTAGATACCCCTGCAGCATCAAGTTCAAGTGCTTACACTGTGAACCATCTAAATAAATTTATTAACTTTATAGACCAGCAGTGTGATGACTGCGGGTTAAACGCTCCGGCATTAAAACATGGAGCTTCGTCGATTAACACTGTACCTATCGTATCTTCCACAACTACTACAACTGTTGATGGAGATACAATGTCAGTTAACGGCGTAATAATTACATATTAAAATGGCAGAAATAAAAGATTTACCC